CATTCAGAAGTCTGCACTTTCCAATCAGGAGTTTCATCCTTAACTGTAAAGGATGGTATGTCCCATATACATCTATTGTTAGGTTGTGCTGCATAGTTCCCATCGTCAAGGGCTATGATGTGAGCACATTTGTGCTCGTGCGGTATCTCTGAATGATCCGTGTCTAATATATTAGCTTCAGGATGGGCAAAGTCAACCGTAAATAAGTATTTACCATGGTGCCATTTTTTATCTTTACCAATGTATTTGCCGGCTTGTGCTTCTAAAATATCCCAAGTAGTAACAGCAGGATAATAACTGAAACAATTCCAAAGCTGTAACTCGTCAAGTCTACGTCTAGGAACTTCTTCTGGCTTAAAGCCTCTTTGAATGAACGCAGATATCGGTAGACGATAGTAGACAGCTCCATTTTCCATAATACAATGAAAAAGGATACTACGCCCTGTAAGAGCCGAAAGACCAAAAATAATGCAGTCTTCAACTTCGCCATGATGTTTCTTAAGGTCATAAAGATATTCTCTTTTGATCTGTGCGTATTCTACCGGTATGTTTGCATTTAAGTAAGCCATAATTAATCATATATATCGCCCCAAGTATCTCCACATTCGAAGTCTACTTTATTGGGTACCGCAAGACTAACAGCATTTTCCATAATTTCAATTATCTTTTTTGCCTCGTTATCACCCTTAACAGATATGTCTAACTCATCATGTATCTGTATGTGTGGTACAATACCTTCGTTGTATAAATCTACCATAGCTTTTTTAGTCATGTCAGCTGCTGACCCTTGTATTAACTTGTTTAGCGCTTTGTAAGTAAATGCTCTACGTATTCTGCCTCTACCATAAGTTCTTTCTGCTTCAACATAATCCATAGGTTTGTGCATACCAAATCTGTTTGGTTCCCATTTTGTAAACCTACATCTACGTCCTAGTAAAGTTCCTATTGATCCAGACTGTTGTGCTTGGTTTGATGTGTGATTCATTAGGTCTCTAACGAAAGGCACATTTTCATGATATTGATTAAATAAATTTTCTGCATCTTCTTTCTTACTTAATCCTAGTTCTGCTTGTAACTTTGTTTTACCCATACCATAGAAAAGACCCAAATTGATCGTCTTGGCTTGTGTCCTAGATATGTTTGCCATATTAGCTACAGTTTGGTGAAAGTCTACTTGATTGTCTTTAAATCTATCTACAATATTTTTAACTGATTCATCATAACAAATAGGTTGAGTTTCAGCAGCGTAGTGTACAACAAGTCTTGGTTCCTGTTGACTGTAATCAAAACATCCCCACTTGTGGTCTTTCTCTGGTAAAAATAATGAACGAATCATGGGCCCTAAATCTTTGTTCCTTGCAGGTATCTGCTGTAGGTTTGGATTAGAATAACTAAATCTACCTGTAACTGTACCACCTTGGTCAGATCTTATTGGGTTTATGTCTGCGTGTATTCTACCCCTGTGGCTATGTTTTAATATAGTATCTATGAAGGTTGTGTGTGCCTTGTTTATCTCACGAGCTTTTGCTATATTTATTACTAAAGGATTCTTATGATTCGAAAGGAAGTTTTTTGTAAATGAAGGTGAACCTGTTTTCTCGGTTTTGGCGTAGGGTAAGGAAAGCTTATCGAATACTTTGGCTATCGATCTTGCTGCCCATATTTGCACATCTTCTCCTGTTTCTTTTTTTACTGCTAATAGGAGTTCTTCTTCCTGTTTACTTAACTGCTGTTTCAGCGTATGAGCACGTTCGATATCGACACGAACCCCTTTAAATTTCATATCAATTAAACATGGAAATAATTGTGTTTCCAAATCAAATATTTCTACCAAGTTATTTTTTTGTATTTCTCTAGATAAAGCTTTGAATAATTCTAATGTAAGTTTTGCATCTTGCTCTGCATAGTTTCCAACATACATTGCAGGTAGTTTATATAGTTCTTTTTTAGGATCTATGCCCCATGACTCTGCAGCTTCTTTCAAAGCTTTTTCATCTTTTACTTCTCGTAAATAGTCATACGATATACTATTCAAAGTATACCAAAGTCTATTCTCATCGATCAAAGAAGCCATCAACATAGTATCCATGATGTGTCCATTAATCTGTATGCCATATGCTCTTATCCAACACACATCATACATTGCGTTATGAAAAATTTTATAAGAGTCTGTTGCACAAACTTTTTTAAACCATTCTAAGACTATGCGCTTGTCTATGTTACCACCTCCTTCGTGTGCAATCGGGTAATAACCTTTCCAACCTTCTGTAGCTACAGCTATCCCAACAATTTCTCCTCTTCCTTGTATTGCACCAGATCCTCTCGCTTTTAGTTCTGGGTCTTTTGTTTCTAAGTCAATTGCAATATACTTTTCACCTGACAAATCAGGGAAAGTATCAGGACAATCCCATTCGGTTTGTACACTAAACATTAAATCCTCTTGTTTCTTGTTTACCTATAATATGCGCTTTCGAATTTTTTACCTTCTCAATTTCATTATGACTTATCATTTCGTTTTTGTAAAGATAGTTATTATCTTTTAGTAAAACGTATTGACACAAAGGTGTGCCTTTTTTAATTAAAACTTTCCCATCTGGAATGTGCCAATATAAAGGCACGTTCAAAACGTTATCTCTATCTAGTATTCCCCACGCAGCGGTAAATATATTTTGATCAGGATAAGGTACTGGCATACATAACAATTTGTAACCTTTGGGTATGTTAACATACCAAGGACTATTTATTTTTATTAGCGTGCGCAATGTATGTAAGGGCATTATCTTAAAATCAGCTAACTGTTCTGTCTCATGAAAGTTTATGTAATCACCTATAATTTTTCCGTATGATGTATTTGCTTGATCTATATCTGTTTCCCACTTAAAGGTATCCATGTCTCCATTTGTTTCTATAGTAAAATTTTGATATGCTTTATGTATCCATCCTACTTTTACTGTTGATATAATACCAGGGCATCTACCAGTGTGAGCTTTCCAGTTTTTATGTTTCTTTAAATGTTTTAGCATATTTGCTATCCATTTAAAGTCTGTGACTTTAACCTTTTCTATTGGATACTTTGATAAAACTTTTTTATCAAAGCATTTAAATTTTACTGTATCCATTTAATTTTATAATCAGCGATATTAAAAGCTATAGTTATTCTGTCTTCTTTTTTATTTAAATGTGGAGATACTCTATGTTTTAAGAACGACGGAAACAATAACAAATCACCTTCTTTTGGTTCAATCATCCAAGTTGCTGAATTAATTGGTGTTAATTTTTCGTAATAGTCATGTATATAATAAGAACCAATGGCTTGTTCAGGATGAAAAAATTCTATACCACCACTATTTTCTGGCACCTTAACATAATAAACTCCAGATATTACGGAGAAAGGATGACAATGAAGCATATTACCATCTTTATATTTATTAATGTTAGCCCACATATTTGAGATACCATATTTTTTATCATTCTTTAATGATGTTTCTACAATGTATTTTTGAGAATAAGAAATTATTTTTTTACAGAGAGGACCAAATATTTTCATATCATCCATAAAAGGTAAATTATTACTTTGCCAACCGCCTTCATTACTTATCTTTCTCCCTTTATCTTTTTTAGCCAAGCCTTGAATATATATTTTTAAAGGTGTGTTTTTTATTTTAATATTTTCTATAAGTACAGGACATGCAAATAAATTGTGTATCATTTTCTTTTCATATCTTTCATTTTTAGAATCTCGAGTTCACAATAATGTATTATCTTCTCTAAGTCTTCTACCTTATTTTTATATAAATATCTACAAACATATTTCACAACGCAACCTTGGAAGAACGAAAGATTATTTTTAGAAATAAACTCGTACGGCTGAATGTGAAAATTTTTATAGTGATTTCCTCCAACCTGTCTTGATTGTGGAAATGCTTTTTCTAGTCCATCTGGATCTGTCATATTATTGGTGCTCCTATGTTATATTGATATTCGTAGTGCTGACTACATACGAATAGGTTTTCTTTTGCTCTGGTTATACCTACAAAAAATAAACGATGTTCTGGGTCAGCGTACCTTCTTGCAGAATCATATATTATTCTTTCAATGTCTGTGAACAAAACAACGTTATCGCATTCTTCACCTTTAACACTATGTATTGTAGATAATTTTATTCTTGCAGGTTTCATTAAATCATCACCCGCTTCTAATAATTTTTTTATATATAGTTTACTTGACTCCGGAAAGTTTAGTTGTTCCCAGCTGCCCGACGCTAGCAACCCGTGCTCAGACCTCAGCCCATCTAAATCTATTTGTTCTATACTTTGTAAAGTTTTACCGCTAGCAAACCCCCTAGTAATGTGTCCTTGTTTTACAGTTAAGAAGTCCCATAAATCTTTTACATCTTCTTTGTTTACAACCGCACCCTCGTGTAAACGCTTCCACACTCTATATGCATTTAACATTTTTTTAGGTAACAGTTCTTGTGCTTTCGCTTCAAATCTATAATTCATACTGTATAAATAATCACGTAACCTTTCTAACATTTTATTCGTACGAGTCAATATCATCCATTTATGTTTAAACAGTGGTAGTTCTTCAAAGTTAGCATTTTGAGTAACAGATCCTTCAGCATCTCTTGGTATCCATTTTTTTACTAAACGATGGGACATGTGGGGAAAAATACTCATCGCTAGTTTATGCACAGACCTAGGAACTCTACGCGATTGTATTTGTGGGTCTAAGTCTCCTTTCAAATCTATAAATATTTTTGGTGAAGCTCCTTGAAACGTGTAGATAGTTTGATCGTCATCCCCTGCAATGTAAGAACGAGCACACTTACTTTCTATGTAAAAGAACATGTCCCATTGCAAAGGACTTAGATCTTGTGCTTCATCGAGGAAAACTGCGTGTAGTGGTGGACACGCATCTTCCTCGACAAACTTGGAAATCATATCAGAGTATTCAATCATACTTGTGCTTTCTTTATATGTTTTTAAATCTTCAGCTATTTGTTCGGTCAACCATAAGTCTGTGGTGTATTGTAAATCTAATTCTAAAGCTGCTTCTTCAAGACTTATCTTTTTATTTCTAGCTAGTTCTATAATACGCATATGTGGATTAGTGTGTTCTACATAACCATTTATATTTATTCTTGATTCGAAAGATAAGTCGGCGCAAATACGAGAATAGTTTTTAAAACTTTTCCATTTATCACCTTTTAATAATTGTGTTTTGGTATTTATATTACATTCTTGTGTGCCCATAGAATGCATAGTGCTCACATAAATATCATCATTCTGTATTCTTCTTTTAGCTTCATTGGCCGCAGCGTTACTAAAAGCAATGTATGCAATCTTATCAGGTGAGGTCATTTTTAGTTCAGCTTCTAGATAATGCATTAGTCTATGTGTTTTACCTGTGCCTGGTGGACCAGGAATAATTATTCTATGCAAAAGGTGCCTCTTTCATTTTATCTTTTCTAGTATTAGGTTTTTCTATTTTTAAAGTAGGCAGTGCCATGTATCTAACACTTTTATTGTTTATCTTGCCTGGTATTTCTTCTGCATCAAACAACGTCTCTAACATTCTAGCTGTCTTTTGTTTTGCGTATTTTTTTGTGTCCCAGATTTTAGTTCGTACTAAATACTTCCAGAAGTCTTTAAATTTAAAATAACTTACTTCGTTTTCTGTGTATGAAAGTCCTCGTAATATATCTTTCCAATCTTTACCGGGTATTTTATTTATATAGTCTGATAATAATTCTTTTAGTTGTACATGAATCTTTGTAGACTCAGGTGCTTCGATGGGTATCGTATTCTTTAATAGTTTATTTATTGCCTTTCTCCAGATTAGTTTACCCACTGGTGGCATGGCTTGGTCAATTTGTTCTAAACATTTCAAAGAAAATCTATCTGGTTCGTGTAAGTCTTGTGATTCTACTTCTACTTGTTCATCACCTATTGTTACATAATACAGTGGTGGATCAGAGTCATACTTTTGTATCTCTTTTATTTCTGTTTCTGGTAGGCCATCCCCTACACCAAACTCCTGCATAACACATTTCTTAGCATTACAATAGGATGCAATAGGTTCATCTTTACATTTGTAATTATATTCCTTGCCATCAATAGATTTAATTAATGTATCTACTTCTTTTTTATCTAATGGTGGTTCACAGTACGCATCATTATATTTAAAAAGTTCTCTATCCCAGGTATCAGGAAATCTTTTTTTACAATACACACCAAAATTATAAAGTGCATTGTTTCTTTGACCGTTGGGTATTCCTTGTTTCGCGATTGTAACTAAACATGGTGGCGCACCTTTGAGTAGATTGTCAATAACTTTTTCTTCTTTTATATTTAATTTTGATAATTGATCTTCAGATAGTTTTACTTTACTATGCGCTTCAAAAAATTCATTTAATGACATTGCTAAACCATCATCTCTTACAGCATATCTCATTGTCATCTTAACGTTGTGGTAAGGTAAATTTAAAAAACTACCTGTTCCACCTTTCTGCATATCTACTTTATTTTGTTTTGGAAATATTTCTGCGTTTGCATAACCTAGTTTAGCTGCCATCTCTTTTAATTTATTTCTAAATAAAACTGCAGGTACAAAGTCATCAGAGAATAAAAATACATGTGCTCCACCTGATTTAGATCTACACACTACCAATGGAAACTCTTGTTGTTTTATCTTTCTAATTAATTCTTTGTGATCAAAGCCGTTATACAAATCAATATCTATACATGCCCATTTACATTTGTTTTGTTCGTTTATTGGTATGATACCTAAAGCAGGTTCTTTACCGTTCAAATGTTCTTCAAACATTTGTTTTGTTGGAGGTTTTTTAATTATAAAAGATTTTGTTTTGTGTTTACCTCTCTCGTCAAACTCTTCTGTCTTTCTAGTTTGACCGTAGGCACTATAAGAACCTTCAAATATATTTATAAATTTATCTAAGTCTGTCATCACCACTATAAGTATTGGGGGCTTGCGCCCCCAAGTTATTATTAGCCTCTGTTAGCGAAGCTATTGTAGAACTTCTTAGCACGTTCATACATATTAGCATCTTCTAACATTCCGACTTTCTCGACATTAAAGCCATACCACTGATTACCTTTTCCTGTATTTAATACAGAAGATAATTTATAAATGTGACTGAATGATGGTGGAGTATAAGGACCATTCTTACCATCTAAACTAATAGACTTCATCATGGANTTCCACTTCCTACTAATTTTACCTTGAGATGAACTCATAGATATCATNGCAGTTTCAGATCCNTTATCACCTGCGATAATCACAAAGTGTTGTCCTACAGTTAATATGTAGTTACCATTTTGTAATCTGTCTTTACCATCAGGTCCTTTGGTAGTCTTNTCAAGAATGTCCGAAGAGTCAGGATAAATCATTTCAGGTCTACCTGAACCTGTTCCATAATCTGCCCACTCTTGGTATTCTAACTTATAGTAACATGGAATAGTGTGTA